ATAGGGTAGCGGTGGCAGATGACGGCAACCAAAACCGCCAAAACGTCGGACACCTCAACGGCACCCAGCCGGCTTCCTGCCACTCGCCTACAAAAAACCGCAAAGGAATCTTTTAAATCAATGAGTACGTGCAGGGTCCGCAAAACCGCACAACATTTCTATGAGCGATAAAAAAACACGATTCTCACCAAAAAATGCGCTATGCAGTGCAAAAAATGCGCTGTCAGACGAAAAAAAACTCACGGTAACGGCTATCGCGATTGAGTTGGGCGTTAGCCGGAAGACGCTGGAGAGTTGGCGGCATCAGGGCTGCCCAGGTATCCCGCCGGATGATGCGAACCTTGGCGCTATTTTGAGGTGGTCGGATCGCAATGGGAAGCGGGCTGGAAAGGTAGGTGAAAAGTCGGTACATAGGAAAGAGGAGAAGCTTGCTGAGGAAATCCGAAAGCTGAAGATTGCGAACGACGCGAAGGAGGGCGCACTCATTTCCCGCGCGTGGGTAGCTGAGCGGATACAGCGAGCAGCTGGAGAACTCAACGCGGCGCGCACGAAAAGCGAAGCAGAGCACCCGATGCGTTTTGCTGCGGCAGCTGGAGATGTTGCGGCGACGCGAACGATCGTCCGAGGAATTTGGGATGACATTTTCAATGCTTTGCACTCACTCGGAAGCCACTTTGAATCATGATTGACATTGCCGACACGTGGAGAGCTGCATTTGGTCCGCCAGACCGTCGATCAATCGCGGAATGGGCAGAGGAAAACGTCACGCTTCCGCCTGTGCTGGCTAGGTCTGGAAAGGTTTCATTTTCAGGATCGCGCCACTTAATAGCCCCGCTTGCGGCATTAAGGCATGACCGCGTGCGCGGCGTGCGGATACTGAAACCTGTGCGTGGTGCAGGAACGCTTGTAGCAGACATCGCGATACCGTGGGCAATCGTGAACGATAACGCGTCGGTGCTGTTTATCTTGCAGGATGACAAAATCGCCCAGGCGCACGCGGAGACGCGCACGATGCCTACGCTAAAATCCGTTCGCGCCATCAAGCCAATGCTGTCGATCGACAGGCATAAAACGCGTAAGTCAGATATTCTTTTTTCTAGCGGCCTTCCATTTTCGATTCAAGGCCCTGCGCTCGGTGGCCTTCAGTCGCGCGGTTTTAAGTGGGTTGTGTGCGATGAGCCGTGGCTCTATGCACCTGGAGTATTGGGGGAGGCTAAGGCGCGCCTGGGCGATTTCGTTGTTACGCAGTCGTCAAAGTTTCTCGCAATCTCTCAGGGCGGAGAAGATGAAAGCGATTGGGATTATGAGACGCGCGAGGGCGTGATGTTTGTTTGGCATGTGCCGTGTGCTGGGTGCAACGAGCTGATTGCGCCCGAGTGGAGCATCCCTGTTTCTAGCGGGGTAAAGGCTGGTGCAGTTTATGACTCGGTAAAGTTTGGGGACGGGAGCTACGACAAAGAGGCAACCGCCGCTAGCGTACGATTTGTGTGCCCGAGGTGCGGGCATGTGCACGACTATTCGCAGCGCACGCTTTCAGCCTGGAATCGAGGCGGCGAATACATCAGGCCAGATACTGGAGCTAGGTTTGATCCGCAGAATCCTCCGACCGAATGCACATTCCGCTGGCACGCGCTAATCTTTTACCCTTGGCCTGAGCTGGTGAAGCTTTGGCTGTCTGCCATGGAGGCAAAGAAGGTCGGTAACTTTGGCCCAATGGTTCAGTTTTTCCAGAAGAGGTGCGCGCTACATCGTAGTGAGCGGACGATACACGACACTGATATACCTTTTGCTCGTATGCCAATTACCGTGACAAACCCCAGCGAAAAGCTATGGGACGGCGAGGCAATGCGATTCATGTCATGCGATAGGCAGTCGGAGGATGTCTACTGGGTTTCAATAAGGGCATGGGGAGAAGGCACTGGTGAAAGCCGTAGGGTTTGGTTTGGCCGGCTATACTCCGAAGCGGACATCGAGTCTAAGCGAATAGAATACGGCGTCCCTCCCGAGTGCGTTGTCGTTGACTCTGGATACAGGCCAAAGGGAGACCATGGTGTTTATTCTGCGTGCATCCGCTACGGCTGGTTTGCGCTGAAGGGTACTGACGAGCCATATTTCTGGCACAACATTGCAGAGCGAGGACAGCAAGCTCAGCGCGTTCAGAGACCATGGGCGCCAATCACATACGGAGACCCAGGCGAAGGCACTAGCACTGAGGGCCGGTATTCATGCCCGCTATACAGGTTCTCAGCTCCGGCGATGGCTGATCGTGTTGCTGAGCTTATCGAGCATGGATTATGGATTGAGCCGGAGGGCGATGAGCAGAACGAAATCGAGCGCGAATACAGAAAGCAGATGAGTGCAGAATTTAAGCGCCCGAAGGTCGATAAGTTTACTGGGAGAAAGGTTATGGTATGGGTTTGCCCAAGCGGGAACAACCACGCGTTCGATTGCGCAAAAATGCAGGTGTTGTGTGCGATGCAGGCGGGACTACTTCCGTCTGGGTTCGAGTCTCGCGAAGTTCGCGTCGAGCTACCTGAATAAATCCAATTGTTGGTGCAAAAAAGTTTGACGTTGGTATGAGTTTAGGGAATACGCGTTGTGCGTGGTACCAACATATCCAATACGCAGAGAGTTTTGCCGAAGGCTTTTTCGCGTTGGCGGTGCCACTGAAACTCTTCGCAATGCTTTTCTTGACACGCTTGCAGATGCGGCGCTTGCGGCACAATCGTCAGGGCGTGCAGTGCAGGCTACGAGCGTAGCCGGAGCATCAACTACATTTCAGTTCTTCGATGGGTGGGAGCCGTCCGTAGCGCTTACGCTTATTGATGAAGCTCGCGCGTGGGTAGGTGCTTCGGATGTAAACGCAGCTCTGGCTTTGATCGGTGATGATGTAACAAGCTACGGCTTTAGGTTCTACGGAGCCGGAGGGTTTGCGTGATGAGCCGTAAATCGAAGCGAGTTAAGGCCGTATCGGCAACTCAGCGACAGGCGAAAACTGGCGTCGTCGAATATCATCTTGTGCGCGCTGGTTATGACGCGGCTTCGTCGAGCAAAAACCGCTCGTCCATATCGCACACTGTTCAGGACGCAGTAAAGGACTTGACGCCTAGCGTTCTTACGGCGCTGCGGAAAAACTCTCGGTATCTCGACTGCAACAGCGCGGTTTACTCTGGTGCGGCGAAGCGCATGACAACGCTTATCGTCGGTACCGGGATTATGGCTTCGTCTGCCAGCAAAGACGAGGCGTGGGCGAAGTCATGCACGGCCGCATATTCTGAATGGTCGAGAGTGTGCGACGTGTCCTGCGTTTCTTCGATGGCCGCAATCCAGCAGGTGATTGCGCACAGCCTTATAGTCGATGGAGAGGTTTTCCTACTTCTCACGTCCGACCAAGAGACAAATGCCCCTCGTATTCAGCTTATCGAGTCGCATGCAATTGAGGATATCAAGTGTGATGACGTTGGCCGGCCGCTCTACTACGTTCCAAAGGGTGCCGCTCCGGCTGGGCAAGATGGGGCCTCGCCTGATTGGTACTCGGCTGAAACTGTAGTTCACTTCTTTCGCCAAACTCGCCCAGGTCAACGTCGAGGTGTCCCGCTATTCACCCCGGCTATCAACACAGCGCGAGATGTCGAGGAACTAATCAATATCGAGAAGGCGGCCAGTAAGGCTGCCGGAACTACTGTTGAAGTCATTAAGCGAAAGGGCGGAACGCTTCCGCAACGCGGGCGAATGGTTGGTGAAAAGTCAACCGACGCCACGAAGCCAGACCAGTATTACAAGGACATTGTTGGCCCAGAGGGTATTGTTTTGGATACGGATGAGGAGTACCAACAAGTCACATCGCAGCGTCCATCTACAGCGTGGCAGGGGTTCATTGACTTTCTCGTATCCGTTTTCTGCTTGGCTGGCGACATGCCGCCTAGTGCGTTTCTCCAGATCAAAGTCGGAGGCGCAGACACACGTCGAGACCTTGCAAGCGCGCAGCGAGTAGTCGAGCAGTGGCAGCAGCTTATTTCGTATGGGCTGCATCGTGTCTTTGAATACTTTGTCGAGAATACGAAGTCACTGAACGACACGCGTCCAGTAGACTGGAAAGAGGTTGTCTTCCAGTTCCCGCGAAAGCTCACCGTCGACGATGGGCGTACGAGCGCAAGCGACCGCGCCGACATCGCGAGTGGCGCAATGACAGTTGACGAATACTGCGGAATGTTTGGCGCAAATGGCGCAGAGCATATCAGGCAGCTTCGAGCCGAGATGCGAGAGATAAACCCGGCATTGACTGATCCTCAAATCGACGCGCTGCTGATGAAGCGTCTCTTTGACGTTGATACACCTGCTGTCGCCCAACCTGCTCCAGTTGCTGTTCAGCAAACGGATTCGCCGTCCACCAAGACAGACGATCAATCAAATGCCGCAGCAGGTAGAGAGGTGCAGTCAACTGCGCTAAATGGAGCGCAGATTCAGAGTCTAGTTGAGATCGCGCTAAAGGTCGCGACCGGAGAGCTTCCGAGGGAATCCGCCAAGGCAATTGCCGGAGCGGCATTCCCGTTAATTTCTCCAGACGTTATCGACAGAATTTTCTCCGCGATACAGCCGAAGCAACAGCAGCAAACGCAACAACCGACAGCATGAAAGACCGGATACGCGCATTTTCAACAGCACCGATAGCGCAGGACGTTTCCGCCCTGCCTGATTCCATCGAATGGATGCCGGCTGGTGTGCATGAAATTCAGTGCTCACTTGATGATGAACCCGCGTGCGTAACTGTTTCGGTTAAAGAGGATGCGGTTGCTGTACTCAACAAGCAGCTACAAGAAGCGCGTTCGCTTGCCGACGAAGGAAAGGCATCGCGCCCATTTATCGACTTTGGCCATGAGTCCGGAGCCGCAGCTGCAATTCCAATCGAGTTTTTCTGGCAAGACGGTATTCGCTGTCGCGTCGAATGGACGAAGGCTGGGCGCGATGCTGTAGAGGGCCGCGTATTCTCTTATTTTTCCCCTGAATTTTTCGTCGATAAAGACGGAGGCGTTAAGGGGATTCCAACTGTCGGGCCTATTGGCGCGCTCGTCAATACACCGGCTTTCCAACAGATCGAGCGTATTGCCGCATCGCTCACGGCACAAAAAAACATGCAGGAAATCACAAAGGCTCTCGGTCTACCCGAGACGGCAGCCGAGGCCGAAATCCTCGCCAAAATCGCGGAGCTCATTGGCACCGCTTCTAGTGTAAAGGAAAACATGGATGAGCTTACAGCCGCAAAGGCGTCGCTCGCCAGTCTTCAGGAAAAGTACGACACGCACGTAAAGGCGTCTGCTGTATCCGACGTTGAGCGACACGCTGCAATCTTCGACATTCCTGAAGCAGTGCGGCCTGTTATTGTCGATGCGATCGTCAAGGATCAAGAGGCTGGCCGAAAGATTCTCGCCAGTTTCCAGACGAAAAAGAAAACAGCCGGCGCGCCTCCTATGCGCGTTGAGGCGTCGAGTAACGAACCGAAGTTGACCGGCCTTGCTCGCGCAATCGCGGCTGCAAAAAACAAGAACTGATTTTCAGTAACAAAAAACAACTACAACAATGGCTCAAGCTACACTGCTGGATATTGCCAAACTGAACGGTAACGATCAGGTTATTGGCCTCATCGAGGAAAACATTTCCTCTGCTCCCGAACTCTCGATCTTCCCGTCGCGCACGATCAAGGGTACAACCTACACGACCGGCGTGCGCACCGGCCTTCCGACTGTTGGTTTCCGTGACGCAAACGCAGGTGTTGCTCCATCGAAATCCACCTTCAAGAAGAACCTCGTCGAGTGCTTCATCTTGTCTTCGCTCATCCGCGCAGACAAGGCCGTAGCCGACGCCTACGAGGACGGCGCTGATGCGTGGAAGATGATCGAGGCTAGCGGTGTCATGCGCGCCGCGATGCAGCGAATCGGCAAGCAAACATGGTACGGAACTTCGAGCGACGCCAAGGGCTTTGCTGGGTTCAAAGCGTTTCTTGCTGCTGGCGGCAAAACGCTTGCCGGCGATGATCTCACAATCGACGCTAGCGGCTCTACTGCTAACACCGCAAGTTCCGTGTACGCGGTTAAGTTTGGCGAGCAAGACGCGCAATTCGTCTTCGGTCAGAACTCCATTATGGAGCTTGGCGAATGGCGAAACGAGACAGTCACCGATTCCGAAGGCAAGGGCTACGAGGCGTACGCCGCCGCGCTCACCGCGTGGGTCGGCCTCCAGATCGGAAACGAAAACTGCGCTCGCCGTATCTACAATCTCACCGTCGCTAATGGTCTCACGGATGCGCTGCTCGCGAAACTAATCGCCACGTTCCCGGTTGGCGTTCGCCCCGATGCCATCTTCGGAAGCCGTCGAAGCATCGCGCAACTCCAGGCGTCGCGCACGGTGGCTCTGTATGGCACCGGCACCAATCGTCCGAATCAGCCGAACGTCGCTCCGTATCCTACGGAATTCGAGGGCATCAAGATTATCGCCACCGACTCTATCCTCAACACGGATGCACTCAATTCGTAATCGAACATCCAACAACCAATAGAAAAAGGAAAAACAATGTCTATTCATACACGCCGCGATGCTCTTCTCTCCGTCACCAAGGCGCTCCCGTACTCCGGCGCCAACAACAACAGCGGCTCGATTG